TATAAATAAAGAATGGCTTCCTCTTCCATTCTATATAGTATTATATATATATATATATATATAGAATGACCAACCAGAATACGAGATCAAGGTCTCGCAAATCGAGTGCAGCGTCTACGAGGAAATCATTAAAGCAAAGCTCGGCTTCTCTTAAAAGACGAAGTGCATCCAAAAACCCGTCTCCGTCAATAAATAAATGCTCGATTTGTTTGGAGCCTTTAGGAAAAAAAAACATAGTTAGTACTGAATGCAAACATACGTTCCATAAAAAATGTCTGCAAATGTCGTGTCAAGCAAAGGAAATCTGTCCATTGTGTAAAAAAAATATAACACATACCTGCAAAAAAATAAAACCCTTTAATAGTGACGATATATTCTTGTATGTGCCATGGTATCAAAAGATCGATCCAAAAAACAAAGAAAAGGTCAAAGAAATAATAAATCACCCGGAATTTGATCCAAATGTGATTGGCGAAGGAAATCGACCTTTAGTATCTATTTTAATAAAACAACATGAAAAAAAAGTTCTCGATGAATTATTGAAAAAAAAAGGAAAAAAACTAAAAGTAGATGATGATATAATTAACGATTTAATTGTAGATAAGCAAACCTATTATATTGAATTACTGAAAGAGAATAAAAAAATACCAACAAAATTCATTAAAGTTATTCGAGAATTGCTTTAATGTATACAAGTGTAACGTATACATTAAATTAGATTATAATAAAAATAAGAATTAATAAGCGACAGTTAAGATGCTTAGTTAGAGTAAGCAACACCAGCCATACCACTCATTACACGAAGAACGTTGTAGTTTGTAGCATAAACACGAACCTTAGCAGTAGCAGTTCCACCAACAGTAGCGCTGGAAAGAACTAGTTGCAAAGTAGCGTTATCAATTCTGGAGAAGTTACAGCTTCCAGAAGGTTGGTGTTCCTCAGGGCGAAGAGCGAAGGAGTAAACGTTGATACCAGCATCAGGGGTGTGTGTGTGGTGTTGGTAAGGTTGAACAACGTCGAAGTATGTTCCTTCACGCTCGGAGAATCTGTCTTGGCCGTTAAGTTGCAACTTAGCGGTAACAACAGGGTTCTCACCCCAACAGTGCATATCCAAAGCTGTCTCAGAAAGAACGAATGTTCCAGCGTCAGAAACGTAGGAACCGTCCAAAGTAGCACCAGCAGCAGCACCCATGGATTGGTCAGCACCGAATACGTTAGGAACAGCTCCCCACTGAACACCAGGCTCCTCACCTCCCATAGCACCAGGATCTTGGAAAAGACCAGCAGATGTGATGAAAGCATCAGTTCCGGATGTTTGCTCAGGTCCACCGAAAGCGTGAACAGCGTTAGGAAGAGCATCAATAGCATCGGTATAGTTGAAAGGTTGAGCACCCAAAGTCTTGTAAAGTGTGGAACCACCCTCCAAAGAAGCACAGTAGTCAACGTTAGCATCAGGTTGAACAACCCAGATCAATTCCTTACAAGGGTGGTTGAAATTCAACTTGATCTTGTTGGAAGAAGAACCAACAGATTCATCACCGGTGAATTGAAGTTGCTCGATCAAATACTCGTGAGGGTTTTGAGCCATCTTTCTACGCTCGTCTGTGTCAAGGAAGACATAGTCGATGTAAAGAGAAGCAGCAACTAGGGATTGTTGGTAAGCAGCAGATACGGATTGAGATCCGGAACCAGCAGCAGCAGAAAGGGTCTTAACAGCCCACAAGCACTCACCAATAGGACGGAAGTCAATGTTAATCTTAACTTCGTGGTATTGAAGAGCGATCAAAGGAAGAGCAAGACCAGGGTTTCTACAGAACCAGAAAAGAAGAGGAACATATAGAGTTGTTTCAGGAAGAGCGTTTCTAGGAGCACAAACTTGGCTTGGGCCACCAGCAGCAGCACAAGGTCCGCTGATGTTAGCGAAAGCAGGATCTGTGATGTATGTCAATTGTGTGGTGTTACCCATCATTTGGTGGTAACCCTTCTTTTGGTCCTCAGGAACAGTCAATTGGTTCCAGATGTGCATCCAGTCACCATATTGACGGTCGATTCTTTGACCACCGATCTCAACCTCAACTTGAGCAATCAATTGCTCACCAGGGAAATCCAACCAACGAGCGTAAACACCCTCGTCACCAGATCCCTTCATGGATTGGTTGATCTCAGGTAGAGTTACTTGCAAATATGTGCGGTAGCAAAGATCACCGTTTCTGCTGATGGTACATGTTACACGGCGACCGAAGTCAGCTTGACCAGAGAAAGTTTGTTCAATTGACTCCATAGCGAAGTTTGTGTGGCGTCTGTAAGACACCTTCCAGAAGGTAATTTCAGGGGTTCCAGTAAGGAAAACATCTTGAGCGCCATAGGCGACTAGTTGCATAAGAGCTCCTGCCATTTTGGTATATTCTTAACTTAGAAAATAATTTCGGAGAAAACGCCATTTAATTCCTTTTTTCTCTAAATTATCTCCCGTCGAGCTACTTTTTTTGGAAAACCTACACAGCACTGTGAAAGCATAAAAATTCATTCTTTTCATCGAAAAACACACCGAAAACGCCGAAAAAATCGTTCATATGATCAAAAATACCCATATGAACAAGAAAAAAACAGAAATGCCTAAAGATTATTGATTCCGGAATCTTTGTTTCAAAAACGTCTAAATAAAGACCCAGCTTCCTAACAATGTTTAAAGGGATTTTATATAGACGTTTAATTTTAATTATTTTTTTAGACAAGAATGCATTATGCTTTTGTATTTATACCTAAATACTGGGTTTTAATTCATTGCAAGTATACCCAGATTCAAGGATTTAAAATAGACATGTCTAAATTTGATTGAACAAATGATTCGAGATAGTTTTCTTGGAACACTTCGCGCTTCCCTTCGTGTTTTTTCGAAAATATATATTCATTGTTTCGTTTTTTTACTGTCCATCCTTGTTCTAAAGCATTCATTAAAAAAGCCATGATCTGCAATTGTGTCGGTTTCATGGATGTTTGGATATCTGGCATTTCGGATATAAGTGTTTCTTTGGATGACATTATACTTATTATACGTATAGCCTTTTTATCGTCATCTTCAAACGTATTATCCATAATACATTCTTGAACCATTTATCCATATTATTTGATAATCTTTGAAGGATCTGGGTTTTAAAAATTGACCAATAACTCCTATACAGTCGGGTAATAAAGAGGTAGTTTGCGTGAGTAAATGAAAATACAATAACAGGAGTTCTCTTTGATAAATGGGGTATATGTTTACATATATACAAGAACCATTTGGATGAATCGGATATTGATGACAATGATATTTCATACGGTCGTCTAAGAGTATACTAAAGTTTATTCGATTGAGCAAATCAAAACCAGTAGCGATTGTTGATTTGTCGTAAACTGTAATACGCATGGTTCCATTGCGGACTTCTTTATTCATACCTTTGAAACGACCCAAAATACAGGTTATGTTATCTGGATCATCTGGGTGTTTTAAATATACGGCACATTCCAAGAATTCATAGTGCTTGTATTCTTGGTAAAATTGGGTTGGATAGGCGTCTAAGCACTCTTGCGATAAACGCAAATCATCGCTTTTATAATACATGGTTTTATTTAAACCAAAACGAGTCTTATAATCAATTTTATGACCAATTGTCCCATAATACTTCATAGTCGAATATAGTATTCGGTTTTAAATATAGGCTAATCGCATATAAACAATCGGAAGGCAGTTGATTGTTCGTCTTTGCTTTCTGGTAATATAACAAATATAGATGTTTTAAGTACATGGGGTATTTGTTTATCCAAAGACGACCGCGGAAAAGGTTGATAACGAATTGTTGTATTTGGAATTTGGCGCGTGGATCGGTTTCCATAAACCAGAAATGCGTTTTTTCTATATCAAACGAATCGGGGTGGGTTTTGTATAAACTGAGCAATAATGTTCCTGCATTTGTTCGTTCGGTGTCGATTCCTTTAAACCTCCCCAATTTGTATTTTTTGTGGTGTTCGCCTTCGAATTGGGTTGAATAAAGCACACAAGGGAGGAATTCGTAATCTTTGTATTGTTTGTCGAATCTTTCGGGATAGTTTTCAATGGGATCCATGGTTTAATATAAACCAAAATGTTTATATTAATTTATTTACGCTTTTTTTCGGTTTTTCTTGGGGATTTGGTGGATTTCTTTCGGTATTTCAATTTTTTGGTGTGTTTCTTTTGTTTGCGCTTTTTCTTGGTTTTCTTTTTTCCTCCGTACAGAGATTTATTATTTTTTTTATTATTTTTTGTAATTCTTTTCTTTCTTCCTCCTTAACTCTTACTTCCACGA